CTAGTCTATTTGAAAGGAGATGCGCATGTCCCGTACAAGAGAATACCAAAGGTCTGAGTCCCATCATGATTTTCATGATGAAGTTCAGGCTCTGTTAGCAGAGTGGGGTGCTGTAATCAGTAAAGACTTAGAGACAGCAGTTCAAGATAAGACGAAACCGCAGGCTATTGCAGCCTTGACGATAGTCAGATCCTTGCTACTAGATCTCAAGAATTACGATACCGTTTCCTACTCTTCACTCTTTACCTGGAAGACCTCTATTGGAAAAGATGGTCAACCATTGGTTTCTCGAATTAAGGAATGGCGTATCAACTTATCAGATAATCTAATGGGCTAGGCACAACAACTCCCGACGGTCTGGATGACCCCGGATCCTATTCTGCATCCTTTAGAAGGAGTCAAGAATATGACTATTATTAGTCAAAAGGAAATAGGGTATCTCAAACGTCGTGTTAGGAATATAGGTGTGCCTAGAACCATCTCCTTACCGATTCTCTCCCTTGTGCTTAAGTGGGTGAGTCTGTCAGGAGCTGAGTGGACAGTTGGAAGGTTGAAACAGATCAAGAATGACTTTCTTCGAAAGAAGGCTGGCATGGATCCTGTTTCAGTGTGGATAAAGAAAAGTTCAAGTCGTTCAAGAATCTTCGGTGGTCCTTTCGGACTCCTGGAATCTTGGGCTTTCTCTAGTGATATTCACTTTAGAAAGACTTTGAGCTTACTCAATATCTACACAAGCTTCTTTTCTTCTTCTGTAACTTTGAAGCAAGGAAAGAAGTTCTTCTCCGGTGTCACAGCTTCAGCTGTGGCAATCCCACCCTCTATCCAACAGTTTATTGGAAGAGGTATCAGCTTGTCAGGCTTAAGAAAGATTCCTTTATGGAGTCTTTCTAAGCCCCAATTACTTTTATCATATGTACCATCTCCTTCAAAGAGAGCGCCTCTTCCTTCTGGAAGTGTGCCTGAAATTGAAGGTGTTATTGATAGTGTTAGGTATTTAGGGATGACTCCCTCGAATGCCTATCATTATCATAAATATCAGGATTTCTATGACCCGATATTAAAGGGTCTCGAGCCTGAGATGGCAATAGTCCAAAGAGATTATGATTGGGGTAAGAGAAATCTTCCTCAACCATTTTTCAATCCTGATTCCTTTTATGTGGGCCGTTTGGCTTTCATTCAAGAACCTGGATTTAAACTTAGGGCTGTTGCAAACCCTGGTAGGATCTTTCAGATGGTGTTAAAACCATTAGGAGATGCTTTATATAGCATTCTTCAGGATCTTCCTTGGGATTGTACATTTGAGCAAAGTAAAGCTGATGCGGTAATTATGCATCGATTAGCAGCAGGCGATAGGGTGTATTCTGTTGACCTAACTGGGGCAACAGACTACTTTCCCCTCGAACTACAGCGCCAAGTTCTGGTTGAGTTACTCCCAGATACAAGGTTAGTAGATCTCTTTTGTGAGATATCAAGGGGTCAATGGTCAATCCCTAAAGGAATTGATCAAACTCTTATCAAAACCTACTGCAAAGATCATTACCATGTTAGCTGGACGAAGGGACAACCCTTGGGCTTATACCCAAGTTTTGCTTCTTTTGCCTTGACTCATGGTATTCTTCTTTTAGGGTTACTTGATCAACCATGGGATGAAGATTTCTTTATCCTTGGTGATGATGTTGTAATCTTGAATGATGATCTTTATGATCGATACATGATGGCGTTACATGATCTCGGTTGTCCTGTCTCTCAAGACAAGACAATAGTCTCTAATAATATTGCCGAATTTAGATCTATCATTTATATGGCAGATTCAAAAATTCCTCAATTTAAATGGAGAGCCACTAGTGATGATTCCTTTGTGGATCTTTCACGAAATGACCCTTCATTAATAAATCTATTACTTCCTCGTCAAAAGGCGGTAATTGATATTATTAGTGGCTTACCAGAGTACCTCGGTGGTCTGGGTCTTAACCCCAACGGTTTACCGTTGAGTGTTAGACTTGAACCTTTCAAGTCACTTCTGGTCCAAGATTATGTACCTAGAGATAGACTAATGAGCTACACGAGCTTAGTCCAGAAATTGCTCTTTTCGAGCAAACTCTCGGATTCAGCTTTAAGGTTCATTACGCCTGAGAGATCAGACGTAATTTCAATTCTCGACCAGAGAATTTGGAAGTTAGTCTTCAAGGTGTTCCCAGGATACTTGTATCCTTTGAGAACTATCTTGGGTAAGAACTTAGACCTGGTACTTGAGGGAGACCTCAATTTACCTAGTCCTTCCTTCGAACCTTCTAGGTTGACAATGCTAAATCGTTGGGAATCCACTCTCAGAGACCTTAACCTGCTTTCCAAGGCAGGTTGAATCAAGAGGTTCTGACCCGTATTTCCTAATACGACTTAGAGAGCCCGGTATCCCTGCAATCGCAG